TTCTAACCAATCTTTAAATGTTTTGAACATGATTTTTTAAATTAATGATTTATAATAATTGTTTTGATTTTGTTGAAGTGCTTTTTCAGCGAGTTCAACTTCTGTTTCAGAGGTGCTTTTTGCGGACTCTGGTTTATAAAATAATGGGGTTGCGTCATTGCTTCCTTGAGGCAACATGCTACCCTCACTTACTATTGCTAATTCTTTAACAAACCAAATATAGCCGTGTTCTAATGCTACAGATTTGTTCACTACTTTATCTATATTGTCATCCCATTCTTTGTTGGCATCTTCCCACTCTTTGCTCCTATCTTTAATACCAAGCGATATATCTATATACTTCATTTTAATAGAGTGTTGAGTTGGTAAGTCCATATCAATCACTTGTAGGGCTTCTTTGGGAGTGTACGGTTGTTTTTTAGTCTTAAATAAAAGAACTTGTGTATCGCCTTCAAAATTTTTGCCAAGACTTTTCCATGATATTTCTTTTATCATCATTTCTAAGTGCTTTGGGTACGCTATAATTTTGCCGGTTTTTAATTCATGGTCTAAAACATAGTGTATTTTACCTTTTTGATGCTTAACAGTTCGGTTCATCGAGTTTGTAAGATGAACGTCTTTGTGGCTATCCATGTAGTTTACATTTGATATAACCGGATATAAATAGCCTTTGTCAAAATCCTCAACACTTACTAATTCTTTACATGAGTAAACTTTTTCGGTTTGGTCATGGTAGTATCTTAAATCTACACCTTGCCCTTTCTCATGGCTTTTATAAATATGCCCTTTTTTAAGAGATATTATATTGCTACTGTTAGCATACAAGGCTTTAAGCATGGCTTCTTTAGTCTCGAATGACCTATCTAATTCTTTACATACTATCATTTTAATACTGTTTTAATACCTTTAAGAGCTTCTATCTTCTTAGAAATACTGGTTTTTAATTCAGCGTTTTTAACTGAATCTTTTATTTTTTTAAATTTGCTGATTTGATTCTGCATTTTTCTTAAATTTTAAATTCATTCCAAGCATTTCTGCTATTTCGTTTGCATCCCCTCCTATTTTAACAAGAGATTCCATAGTTTTTGCGTTTGATTTAAAAATCTCTGATTGGTCTTTCTCAAACACTTTCATAAAAGAATTATTTGCAAATATTAACTCATAGTCTTCAGGATTTAATTCAAACTGAGTACATAAACCTTCTAATAAATCCATCCCTTTAGGCATTTCTGAATACTCAATGTGTCTAGCCGTTGATTTCTCCATGTTCTCATAAGTAGAAGTGCCTTTTATTGCTTCTAATACATCTGAAGGGATGTTATACATAGAACCAATCTTGTTTAAGTCCTCGTTAAAAGATTCGTCTAGCTTTAAATTAGCTAAATTATCTACAAACCTTTTTATGTCTACTTGTGCTTTTATTGGATGAACTGCTTGCTTTGATCTAAGTTTACTAACAATACCTTCCTTTTCGACATTTTGCATTCCCACTGGACTGTTTAAATTCTTAGAAATATCATATTGACCTGCAACAAGATATTTACGAGAAAACTCTAAATTTATATTTTTAGAGTCTAATCCAGATTCTGAATTTGAAATTATTTTATAAAGTGGGTCTATACGTGAATTTCCTTTAAGCCAATTTCCCATACCGTTGGCTAAATCATGGAAAGCTGATATATCTCCTAAAGGAATAAGAGATTTACTACCGTCTCTGTAAGTGTACTCTATTGTCTCCCTCATTAAATCGTTCTTTGACTTTTTAGATATCATTAATTTGTCTAATTTGTCTAACAATTTATCATCCCATGTAAACTTTTGAGGCTCTAACCAAAACAATTTAGCGTTTGAGCTTGCTATATTATTTGATTCTGATTTTAAATAAGCTGAACCAAACATAATCCAAAATCTATACATCCAAAGAAATTGCCTTTGAGTTTGAAATGGATTTGGGTTTTTAAGTAGTCTAGTTAAATCGTCTTCGTTTTCGTCTTTTCTAACTATTTTTAGCGTGGAGAATACGTCACAATTATAGTTAATTGTTTTTGCTAATGCTGGATTTGTCAGCATATACCTCACTTTTTCTTGGTCGGTTAAAGTGGAGTAATTAGTAGTTCCGTTCATAAAGGTATAAAAGAACTCTCCTACCCTGTTTCTAGTTACAGAACTAAAAATATTTGATATAAAACTAATCTGATACTGTTCGAGCTTTCCTCATTTTTTACTTCAATATTTTGCAATTTACAAAAAAATATATATTTATAGTTGTTTTGTATAAATTTTTGTATTTTTGGATTAAGTTTATTTTCGAACTTTTTTCATATTAAGTTTAACCTCTTTGTTATTTACGGAGAGGTTTTTTTATTAGTTCTTAATGGCATAAGCCGCAGCACTACCAATATATTCCATAAATTTTTTAATTTTTTTATAAAACTTTATAAATTTTACCATTTTTTAAATATTTGATTATTAGACAATTAGTCTACTTCTTACACCGTGCGGAGACAAACTAATTCTTTTGGAATACATCGTATAGCTTTCATGTCTTTTACAACAATATACTGCAAACATTTTCGGCATTGATGATTTCCGTCTGTATTTATTTTGTTTGGTTTCCCACAGTCTGGACATTTTATTATCATTATACAATATTTAAAACACCATACTCAATTAGAAACGCTAAAACATATCTAGCTGGGTCAATAGTGTGGTTGTTTGCATCCTCAGGCTCTTCTAATACTTCTCCTGTTCTTGGATCTACTCTTCGTGAGTAGTTTTCTTGCTCATGCTTAACATTAAGGCTTGTGTGTGTGTAATATACGTTTAAATTGCTTAGATTGTCTATTCCGTCTAATATACTTCCGGGAGACTTACTTGCTTTTATAGTTTGCTCAAACCCAGCCTTTCTTAATGCTATTATCTTTGATTTTCGATTGTTATCGCATATTACGGGCCTGTTGGGGTCTATTCCTAGTTTTTTAAATAGCCACATAATAAGACCTTCATCAACATGCTTTTGAATTTGTAGCTTTTCTGTTGGTTTTAAATCTGCTTTTATTTCATTTTCGCTTTTGTAGTTAAGTTCATGTATGTATAAATTACCATCATCATATTTTACTTCTATAATACCCATAGGATCAACTGCTCCCCAATCCACTCCGTAATAAACGGGTCTGTTTATTTTTAAATATTCTGAATATTTAATTTCTTTCCATTTGAATATTCTGTTGGGTCTCTCAGCTTTAAGTCCAAGTCCGTAAACAGACCACATATAAGCGTCTGCTGTTCCGTTCTCTACATTTGCGGGGTTATCAGGATTGTATGATAATATCTTTCTTTTTTGTTCAGGAGGACAGAAAGGATTTCCCATAAAGGTAGAGTGAATTACTTTGCAACGAGGATGCTTTTTTAAATTATCAGACCAATGCCCTTGCTTTGGATTTAAGTCTAGTATTACTTGTTCGGCTCTTTGATCTATTTGGTTGAAAGTGTCTAATGGTATTTTATAAGGTTCGTTTAACCATGCTATATCTTGTGTAATACCATGGGCGTTTGTTAAATCTGCTCCGTGAGGTTCAATGTAAGAACCTGTTTGGTCAAAATATATCGGGGTTGTGTTTCTTGGAAATTTATAGTCTCTACCCGACATAGGAAATAACTTTTTAAAGTCTTTCCAAATAGTATCTCCTAGTGATGTTCTTGTATCTCTCCAAATATTTATTCTTAGATTCTTTCTGTTTTCACATTGTCTCAAAGACCATTCTTCTATGCTCCAAGTTTTTGAACTTCTCGAACTTCCCTCATGCAATATGTATTTGTATCTTGGTATTGAATACTCCCCTTCTTCATAAAAATAATAAAGTTTAAAATCTATTTGAACTGGAAGAAAGCCTGCCTTTGCTTCGTATAGTTTTTTTGTTGTAGTAATATTTTCTACATTTTTTAGAACATCCCCTTTGTCTTCTAGCAAAATTAAAGAGTCTCCTTCTTTTCTTACTAGCTTAACTCTTAATGAAGCAAAGTAATCATGCTTTACGAACACCTCAGTAAGTCCGTATTTCATCTACTCAGGTTTTAAATCGTTCTTTAGGTCTTCATAGGTTCTACCGTCTTGAAGTACTACTGGTATAGAGCCTATTGGTTTATCTCCTGATGTAAAGTCTACTCTATCACCATATTTTTTTGGTTGCATCTTGGCTAGTCTCCATTTTCTAGCATCTACTCTTAACCTAGCTCTTTGTATTACATTGTGATTGGTTAATTCTTTTCCAGTATCTGGGTCAATGTAAACATCATTCTCTTGGTCATCT